ATGAAAAAAGTAATTTTCGCCATTTTGGCAATTGGAACATTGTCGCTTATTGGTTGCACCAAGACCAGCGCAGAAGAAACGGAAAAAGAATATGTTATCGACAAAGACACAGCACCACCGCCAAACGGCTAAAAAACCCCGATTCATTATAGGAGTGATCATTGGTATTTTTTTATCAGTCACTCCTTTAATTTTTTACGCGTACCGGTTGATCCCAGAAACTACGGAGTCAATCTCCTTTTTAGGGGTGACCATTAAAGCCGGTGCTTACGGCAATATCAATTATTACGCATATTATTTTTTGACCAAGATGGTATTCTTCTCCTCTTTTGCCATTTGGTTCGTTACCTGCAGGCATTGGTGGCGTTTTGCTTTATTGGTGCCTTTGGCTATGCTGGTCTTTCAGATCGTGGGCATTGTGAACACCAGTATAGATTATATAGATGAATTCGATTTTTGGTACTCGCTACCTATTGTTATACCTGTACTTGTGCTACTGATTTTTATATCCAAAAAAATGAACTTCTATGTGCAGTCTTTGGATCTGTTAGATGAAATCAACCAAGAGATTAAAAAAGAGTCCTGAATATGCCTACCCACAAGACCGTTGAAATACTCCATGCTTTTCAGGAATTGAAAAAGCGAAAGGGAAAAATGGATAAATCCCAATATGTTAAAGAACTTGTTATTCTTAAAAATGAATTAGATCTACACATTCAAAATCCACATTTATCTGAAGAGGAGATGCAGAAAATATACCTGCTCATGGGCAATTGATCATTTTTTGTTTTTCTTGATTTCCTTTTTTGCGTTTTCTATCTCTTCAATAATATCCTGACGTATATACGCCGCCATAACTTCGCGCAATGCGTCTAGTTTGCTGTCTATACGGTTGTCCACCACTTCATCTATAGTTAGGTTTCTTTGATAAAAAGCCGAAGGTTCCTTTAACAGCTCCGCATCGCTCAAGAGCATGGGGCCTTTATCGAACATGATCCAGTCCAAGTTCAAATCAGGATATTTCTCCTTAATTTTTGCCAAACTTTCCACTCCAATACTCCTACTTCCCCGTAATGCCCCATCGGAAAGCCCTGTTTCTTTACAGAATTTGTATTGACTAAGTCCTTTTGAATCAGCGAATTGTACTAGTTTTTCGTTTATTGTTTTCATTTTAAGGATAATTTACTTGTTTATTAAGGATTATTCTCCTTATATTTACAGCATCAAAACGTTAGCAAGGTAATACATAACTAAAAATTAAACAATAACAGTTTTCTATGATCACCGACACCGAAAGAGAAAAGATAAAAGAAGTACTGGGTAGCCATTACACTTCCCTTGTACAGGATGAACTGCATAAAAAACAGGTACGCAACCAGAACGGACACCCACATTCAGACAATATGGTGCGCCAAGTAATGAACGGCAACCGATCGCATGTAGATATTGAAACGGCTATATATGACGCTGTAAAGACTGCGAACAAACTCCAGAAAAAAGAATTGAAAAAGAGAAGGCTCATTTTAGAGCAAACAAAAACCGGAGCTGCTACTCCGGCTTAAATAAGTACTAATCATTTAAACCTTTAAGCACATGATCAGCACAGATGCAAATTTACGAAAAAGCCACCTGCTACACAACCAAAACAGGGTGGCGGGCACCTTGCCCACGGACAGGAACATTGAATTTATTGGTATACCGGCAACCATGGAGGTGATATGGTTCCAATACGGCAACCAACACGCCTTTAATACCCTGCCCAATGAAATCTTTCAATTATTGGCAGACCGCTACCATACGGATGAAGCGGCGCAAACCGATATTTCAGAAATGACCTATGACTATGACCGCCAAATTGAACTTTACACTTATTTTGTTTTTGGTGACGCGGATTTTACGGCAGATGTCATAGACGGTGAACTGCAACCTGCGGAGAACTACCGCCACCAGCTTAACTGTATTAGCCTTAACTGGTGTACCAAGGATATTACCCTTAACGGTATTGCCCTTAATAAAAGGGAGTTGCTGATATGTGATATGCTTTTGGAGAACGATACCGATAAACTTATGGCGCACCGCTTGGGCATTGCCCCTGCTACATTGGACCACCACAAAAGAAACCTGTATAAAAAAGCGGGAGTAGATAACAAGGCCGCATTTATTATTAAACTTTTTAAAGAGAGAGTATGAGACCGGAATGCCTAGAATTCTGCCCCAAGGATAGCTTGGAAATGGTGCGGTATGTTAATCCTACCCTTTGGTTGGTAGATATACAAAAACCCGTAACACAGATAATTAAATACAGAAGCATGCATAAAATTACGTGCAACCAAGCGTTGGACGCCATTTTAGCGGTAAAACATAACATGGCCGATAAAATTCTAGCGATGGCCGCATTTCAATTTATTATGGACGAAAAAGTAAAAATGTACAATGAGGCGGTAGATAATATCAACAGCATTAACAATCAAATGCTGTATGCCCAGACCAGCAAACTGACTTCTGCCTCTGAAAAAGCGCAGTTGATGGAATATTACCAAGACCAGTTGAAAAAATACGAGCAAGAAAGGGAAGACCTTTTGCAGCAACCGGATGTTTGTAAAGCTATAGAGGTGCAGTATAACACGGTAAATACTAAAACTAAATAATATGGATTTGTTGAAAAAATGTCTTTTGGATTGGAACAACAGGTATGGTAGTGTGACTACGATAAAAAATATAGATAACGATACCAGTTTACAGTTTACATTTTTGGATATGCAAAAGTTTGCATTGGAATATCAAGCAAAATCCTTGCAGTGCCCTTTAAGTAAATCATTTAGTCAATTAAGGGCTATTGAAACAACCATTCAAACTGATATAGAAAAACGGAGAGAAACCTACCGCACGCGAACGGAACATTGGCAAGATTCTCAAAAAGGATTGGATTATTTAGAAAAAACCGGAGCATTGGTATCCGTTGCCTTCGCTATTGAAGAGGCGGTCGCTGAATTTGAAACGTACAACGATCTATAAAACCTTAACCATGAGTAAAAAAATATTAAAAATAAAGTTCGAGTATGGTTCTGAACACATCAGTTATCAATGGAAAGGGTTTGAATTTAAAAAGCAATCTGTTATAGATTTTTTAAACGCATTTGTTGACCTATTGCCTTTTGACCTAGAAGTGAAAGAGCGTGCATCCATTGATTTTACACACCTGAACGAACAACGAACAACGAACAACCAATAACGAAACAACATTGAAATACACAAAAATAACGCTTGACAAAGTACGTGACGCCGATATCGTTAAAACGGTCATGAATTATCTTGATCTAAAAAAATCGGGTGTTAATTACTCCGCCAGTTCCCCGTTTTCTGAAGACCGTACCGCATCTTTTGTAGTGAGTCCTGCAAAACAAATGTTCAAATGCTTTTCTACCGGTAAAGGTGGTGATGGTATTGCCTTTGTCATGGAGCACGAAAGTTTAGAGTTTCCGGATGCCGTGGAAGCCATTGCACAGATACACAACATTGTGCTAGAAAAAGAAGAGATGACTGCGGAGCAGCAACGCAGAACCGCGGAGCGCATGGACCAATACACCCTTAACAATAGCGTAAGCCGTAAATATGTAGCTACACGGAAAAACCTACCTGCGGACCATTGGGCGGTAGATATGCTCAACCAGCGCCAGTTCACTGACGAGGCTATCATTGATTTTCAAATAGGTTTTGCACCGCAGAACAATGAGCTTACCAAATGGATTACGGAGCTTGGGCAATTGGGCATGGCTAAAGATTTGGGACTGGTAGGTACAAAGAACAGCCACTCTTATGACAAGTTCAAGAACCGCCTTATGTTCCCCATTCACAATCACAAAGGTGCGGTCATTGCCTTTGGCGGGCGTAGGAGCAATAACGAGGCGGACAGCACTTACGCCAAATACTTGAACAGCCCGGCAAGTACCTTATATGATAAGTCTGCTGTGTTGTACGGGTTGTTTCAGGCGAAAAAGGAAATTGCCAGAACGGGCACGGCAATATTGACGGAAGGGTATACCGATGTTATAGGCATGCACGTAGCAGGTTGTGAGAATACCATTGCATCTTGCGGTACGGCATTGACGGATATACACGCATCTTTATTAAAGAAATACGCCCAAGAGGTGGTGATACTGCGTGATGGTGATGGTGCCGGTGAGCGTGCCACGGTAAAGGATATCGATGTTTTGCTAAGCCACGGTCTGCGGGTAAGTGTTTGTACCTTGCTCGAAGGTGAGGACCCGGATTCTTTTGCGCGTAACCTTGATGGCGATATGGGCGAGTGGATAGCGGACAACAAACGTGATGCCATTTATTGGAAGGTTGATGGGTATGATTTGATACGTGACCGTTACGAGAGCGACCTACAGACCATTAAGGACGCGACCCTTACCGAGATAAAGACCTTACAATCCCAGATACCCACGCCAAAGGCAATGACCACTTTAACGGGAGAGGATCTAAAGGCGGCAAAGAAACTGACCAATGATTGTCTGGATAAGATCAACAGCCTTAAAAAAGAGGAAAAGCAGAAACTTAGAGAGGTAGAGGACAAAAAAATAGATGCCCATAAAAAAGGCTTGGCGTTCCAGAATATCTGCGAGACCCTTTTTCAGATAAAGCACGAAGTAAACCGTAGTGTATATATTAAGCAGGTTGCCAAAATGATGGGCTTTGCAGAGGGCACCATTAAACGGGCTATTGGCGAACTGGAGCTGCAACAGACCGAGGCGCAAAAAGACAAGGCATTGGCAACGGGCAGACCGCTGAACACCAATATTAAACTGCCGGAAGGTGCGGACATGGACGAGTATATTGAGCATGGTTTTGTAACCGTGGGCAACACCTTCCATTTTCAACGCTCTGGCGGCAGCTTTTTTCAGGGTACGGACTTTAAACTGATTCCCCTTTTCCACATCCTTGGTGATAAGGAAAACAAACGCCTTTGTGAACTGGTGAACACCGCAGGGCAAAAGATCATGATAGATTTTGATTCTGATATGTTGGCATCTTTCAACGAATTCAGAAGATATCTTTTTCACCATAACGGCTTTGCCTTCTACACCCACAACGGTATGAAAGGCGAGCATTTTGACCGATTTGTCATACGCTTTAACAGAGAATTTCAACCCGCCAATGAACTATTGACCATGGGTTGGCACAAAAAAGGCTTTTTCGCTTTTGCGGACGGCGTGTTCTGGGAAGGTAAGTTTCGTAAAGTGAACAAATACGGTATTATGCACCTAGACGGTATAGATACCACGGACAGGGAATACAACCAAAAGGTAGATTATTACTACAGCCCCGCCTTCTCCGTAATGCATGCCGATAACCAAGACGGGGACGATAGGTACGAGAACGACCGCTACTTTGTATACAAGCAGAGTCCGGTAACCATAAATGATTGGATGGGTCAATTTGAGAAGGTTTTTCAGGACAAAGGAACAATTGGAGTGTTATTTGTTTTTGGGAGCCTTTTCAGGGACCTATTTTTAGAGAATTATGACAGTTTTCCGCTGCTTGGCGGTTTTGGTGAGAAAGACTCCGGGAAATCCGCCTTCGGTAAAATTGTACAGAATTTCTTTTACTACAGATTGCCCGCGCTGGATCTAACACAGGCTACACCCGTAGGTTTGAGCCGTAGGTTGAGCCGTAACGTTAACACCGTGCAGTTTTTGGACGAGTACCAAGACAAACACATAGATGATAAGGCTTTTGGTATGCTCATGGGCGCATGGAACGGTATCGGGCGTGAAAAGGGTATGAACTCCGGTGACAAGCGTACCCAATATGACAAGGTGAACAGTGCCCTGTACATATCCGGACAATTTATGCCCACCCGTATGGAGAACGCCTTGGCAAGTAGATTGATCAGCCTTATGTTCCAGAACCAGAACTTTACCAGCGCCCAAAAAGACGAGTTCAACAAACTGTTGAACTGGACAAACGAAGGACTTAGTTCTTTAGTGGTAGATATTATACAGCATAGGACTTATTTTGAGAACAACCTGCCTACGTACCACGTCGACACCGTGCGGATCTTAAAAGATGCACTGAAGGATAGTGACTACCAGGAGCGTGTGTTTACCAATCAGTCCATGCTGTACACCACTTTTAGAATTCTGAAAGAAAAAATGGACTTCCCGTTTTCGGATGAACATATAAAGAAATTATGTGTAAAACTTATTATTGAGAACAGTGAGCAGATTATGGACAGTAACGGACTTACCCAATTCTGGTCAATTGTAGAATTTCTTTTTGTCACCAAGCAGATACATAATGAACAGGACTTTAAGATAGATGGCAACATCAGCTTTAAGGTGCTGCGCGATAAAAAGGAGTATGTGGAATACCACAACGAAAAGCGCAACCAAATCCTTTACCTACGCCTAAAGACGGTCTACCAATGGTACAATAAAGAGGTGACCAAACGTGAAGGTGTAGATGTTATTGGTGAGACCACCATACGCCAATACTTTAAAAGTAGGAGCTACTTTATAGGATTGGTAAAAGGCACCCGTTTTGGGGACAGTGGCAGTCAAAGCTGTTATGCCTTTGATTATACGGCCATGAAAGAACAGGGACTATTGACATTGCAGCATGATTCAAGTCCGGAAGCTCCGTCAGCAGTGGCAGTTGCCGCACCAAAAGGAAAAGATGACGACTTACCATTCTGATAATAAAAACTAAAAAACCATGATTTTAAAATATCCAAAAAACTGGTCAAGTAAAATGGGGGCGTTGAAACATACGCCCACCCATTTTGTAGAGAAAATATGGAAGTCGTTACCTAACGAGCCAATTGACGAGAATTTTACAAAGGCATTCCACACCGATCATTTTAACGGCAGGGAATACAAAATCCTTGCCCCTAAAAAACACAGCATTGTAGCGGATGTTCATGACAAATGGTATGCAGGCAGGACCATACATTTTCACCTGCAGGTGTCGCATGCCAAGGTCATGCAGTTTGCACCCGTAAAACAAGCAACATCGGTACAGCGTATAGAAATTATGTACACGGACCCGGACGGTTTTAAATTACCGGAGCCCAATGTATTTATTGATGGTTGTTGGTTCTTTGGTTATAGTGCCTTAGCAAAGAATGAGGGTTTCCCATCAGTAGCGGCTTTCTTTCAAAAATATAACAAAGATTTTACGGGCAAGATCGTTCATTGGACCACTTTAAAATATTAGTTATGAGTAATTTTTTTAAAAGGAAAAGAAACTGGAACGGCTGCTCATGCGCAGGCGTATTAATGATCATTGTTTTTATAATCATCACTTTAATTATTCTATTATGAGTACAGCAACGGCATACGCGGTAAGACCATTGGTGATGCTGCCCAAAAAAGTAGAACTGGAACTGGTAAAGGCGTTACCGGAAGATTTAAAGACCTTCTCCAAACACGACGAGAACGGAGACCCGATATATGTATTAAGAAAAGGAATGGTGTATTGGCTGTACAGTCCGTCTACCAACCAAATAAAACCCACTCCCTATACTGTAGATGACAATACGGACGTGCATGAACTGGCGGAGTACTTGGCAATGGATATGGTATACGTGGCACGTTCCCCTTTTTATAATTAGTTGTCATGCGCGGTAGTGCATGTACAACGGTCGGGGCATATCTTCTGGGATGCGTAGCATACCGACAAAGAAGATTGGCTACGCATCATGGCAGATATGCTTTGTTAGTGGGCGTTTTGTAAGCGTCTGCTCTAAAACTTAATATACTATAACAGCCTTTGGTCGATGCGTTGACATGCCCCGACCGTTAGAGGTCATTGAATAAATCTTTTGAAACTATTAAAATTATGATAAATACACAGGAATTTGATGTTTGTGACTGCCCTTATGTGATAAACACGTTTATTGAAGAGAACAATATAAAGAAAGACCAAATTATAAGTTTCTCTAGGTATAGGTATACGGTAGCGATGTTCTACTATAGTGAATAATTTTACTGGTTTGATTTATGGTGCTTGCACAATGACCTCTAACGCTCCCTGTGTATGGCGTGTTAGGCTCATTTAGTCGGTTAAATCTAATGGTGGCGAATTCGCCCTAATTAAAATAGATAGTAATGTTCTTAGTGTAGTCACAGCCTAACGAGAAGCCATAAATGAGCCTTATACGCTATAAACAATGTTGGTTGCTGTTGACTTAAGGATAGAAACGAATATAATAAATAGAAAACCGCCTAACTCCCAAGGCTTATTTAACAGGGAGCGTTGGTGGCAATCGAGCAAGCAAAGGAATTTATGATAAATACTAAACTTCTTAAAAAATCAGTAGTAGGTAAGGATTTTTTGTCTCTAGGTTATATACCTGTTGATATTGACCTGTGGTTAGATTATAGAACTACCCTAATGACTATGAGGGAAGAAAAAAAACATCCCTCCGTATGGATTGAAAACGAAATTAATGCTATTGACCATATCATCAATATCATAAATGGTTGATTGCGCCCGTAGGCGATTGCCACCAACGTACTCGTATAACATTAGTAAAGGATTAATTAAAACAAAAGTAAAATGAAAAGAGTAATATTAGAAAGCCCCTACGCTGGGGATATACAACGAAACATAAAATACGCTAGAGAATGTTTAAAGGATAGCTTAAAACGCGGTGAAGCACCAATAGCAAGCCATTTACTTTATACACAAAAAGACGTTTTAGACGATAATATACCAGAAGAAAGACAACTTGGAATTGATGCAGGGCTTGCGTGGAAAAAAGTAGCAGACCTTCATGTATTTTATGTTGACTTTGGTATGAGTAACGGAATGAAGTATGCAAGCGAATACGCAAAAAGCCAAAATATTGATGTAGAGTACAGAACCCTTTATTAATGTTATACGGTGTTGTGGCATCGTTTTAATGTGCTACAACGGTCGGGGCATATCTTCTGGGATGCGTAGCATACCGACAAAGAAGATTGGCTACGCATCATGGCAGATATGCTTTGTTAGTGGGCGTTTTGTAAGCGTCTGCTCTAAAACTTAATATACTATAACAGCCTTTGGTCGATGCGTTGACATGCCCCGACCGTTAGAGGTCATTGAATAAATCTTTGAAACTATTAAAATTATGGCAGGATATGTAAACCAATGGAAAATATTACTAGGCAAAAAAATGCCTAAAACAGCATGGGGGATGACAGGATGCATTCATGGTGTGTACTGTAGAAATTCTGAAAGCTACTACTATGGTATAAAAGGCATTTTTGGTGTATATCACTATAAAGCTTGGGGGTATGACCGTATATAATTTTACTGGTTTGATTTATGGTGCTTGCACAATGACCTCTAACGGCTACGGCTATGAATAGTTATTTACGGATATATAAAACAGAACATTATGGTAAAACCTAACGAACTTAAAATTAAAGATTGCCCTTTTGGATGTGGTGGTAAAATAGAACTAACACAAGACTACCAAAAGTTTAGTGCAAAAGGAAATGTTTACGAGGGTAAAAGATGGCTTTATAAATGCAATAAATGTGGTGAAGGTTTTACAACAACCGAAAGTGACACAATAAGCATGGAACACTTGAAAGTGAGAAAACTTTAGTAAATAATTATTTATAGCCATTGTTATGTTTTAGTTGCGCACTAAAGCGTAACACTTGCGTAAAGATTGGCGCAATTAAACATAACGGTCAAGGTGTAAGTGCCGTAAGGCGTATGTTATCGGTGATCACCTACCGGTGTAATTAAGTACTTGAACTATCAAATATTACTTGACACTTGAAATATAGAAGCCTTACAGTAGGCACGAAGCAAATACGCCTTATGGCATTTACATTATGTTATCTGTAGTAGGGTAGCGAGTTAGGACAGAATTAAATAAATAAACGCAGTACACTATCAAGGCGTATTCTACCTTGACCGTTATGCTGTAATAAAAGTGAACAGTAGAAATTTTAAATATTAATTATGTCTAAAAAAATAACTTTAAAAATAACTGATGCACAATTAAACGCAACTATTAGTATGATGGACAATGTGGCCGCTGGTGTAGGATGTTCTGACTCCGATAAAGAATCTATTCATCAACTGCGTTTAATGGTTAGAATGCTAAGAAATAATGGAATTGAACCAAATATAATTAATATTTAATGTTTCGTTCACGGGGCTCGATGCCCTATTACAGCATAACGAATAAGTATAAGAACTGTGCGGAATTAAGCACTAAACTAAATTAATATTAACAAGCCTTACCTCTTATTTTTCTTTGAGCGTGGGCAAAAAAAACAAAATTATGGACTTAAAAATTAGAGAAGATGCATATAAAATGGCAATTGAAAAATGGGGTGCAAAAGCACAATTGGAAATGGCACAAGAGGAAGCTACCGAACTTGCACTTGCTGTTAGAAAACACATTCGTAAAAATGACGAAGAAAGTTTTAGCAACTTGGTTGAAGAAATTGCTGACGTTGAAATTATGATTGAACAAATTGTAATGATGCATAGTGATTTTGGTTTTAGGCAAATGGTAGATGCACAAAAAGCATTTAAGATTAGTAGATTACTTAAAAGGATGAACGATAACTCTTTTGAAGCGTTGGAAAAAGAAAAATAAGCATATCACTAACTTAATTAATAAACGAAAAGATAGCATAGTTTTTATACCGTGTTGTAACTCGTTAAATTTTTTATAAAATGGCTGAATTAGAAGAAATAATATTAAAAAAAATAAGTGTTTATAAAATGCTATACATAGTAGCATATGAAACAGGTAAAAAACAAGATGTAAAATATTATAGTAAATGTCTTAAAAAACTAAATAAGATTTTAAAAATTTTATGATTTACAACGGTCGGGGCATATCTTCTGGGATGCGTAGCATACCGACAAAGAAGATTGGCTACGCATCATGGCAGATATGCTTTGTTAGTGGGCGTTTTGTAAGCGTCTGCTCTAAAACTTAATATACTATAACAGCCTTTGGTCGATGCGTTGACATGCCCCGACCGTTAGAGGTCATTGAATAAATCTTTTGAAACTATTAAAATTATGATAAATACACAGGAATTTGATGTTTGTGACTGCCCTTATGTGATAAACACGTTTATTGAAGAGAACAATATAAAGAAAGACCAAATTATAAGTTTCTCTAGGTATAGGTATACGGTAGCGATGTTCTACTATAGTGAATAATTTTACTGGTTTGATTTATGGTGCTTGCACAATGACCTCTAACGGTCAAGGTGTAAGTGCCGTAAGGCGTATGTTGTCAATTTACAACGACCATTGAATTAAGTTGAACCGTTCGTAAAACACGAACTATTGAAATATAGAAGCCTTACAGTAGGCACGAAGCAAATACGCCTTATGGCATTTACAACATGTTATCTGTAGTTGGGTGTCGAGTTAGAACTGAATTAATTAAATAAACGCAGTACACTATCAAGGCGTATTCTACCTTGACCGTTATGCTGTAATAAAAGTGAACTTTTAAACTATTAAAATTATGTATCATTATATAGAAACTAAACATTGTCGAAAAGGATTAATTAGGAGAGTAGATGTAAGCAAAGCATCAACTAGCCAAATCGTTAAACTGAAAAAATTTCTATGGAAAATGTACCCTAGTGCAATGACTTATAATCTACTTTCCGACGAGGAATTAGAGCACCATTATAAAGAAACCGCATAATTTTACTGGTTTGTTCACGGGGCTCGATGCCCTATTACAGCATAACGGTCAGGGTGTATGCTTCGTGGATGCATAGCATACACATGAGAAGCATTAGCTATGCATCGATGAAGTATAAACCTTGTTAGATGGCGTTTTGTAAGCGTCTGCGCTAATATTTAATAAATAGACTAGCATTAATTTGATGCCTAGCTAAACCCTGACCGTTAGAGGTCATTGAATAAATCTTTAGAAACTATTAAAATAAATGGTCATGGAAATAATATTGTATTGTGTAATATTCCTAGTGTTAGGTATCGTAATTGGTCTATGGTTCGGGTGGTTTATTGACCATTGATTTTACTGGTTTGATTTATGGTGCTTGCACAATGACCTCTAACGTATGGGGAGTATGCTTTGTTGCCGTGTATGGAGTGCTGACCTTTTTCGGTCGGTACGGGAATACGTAAGGTAACAAACGATTTAGAAAGCCCCGCCGTAGGCGAATGAAGTATACTCGGTGTTCACGGGTCGTAACATTAACAAGATAAATAAACAATGGCTTTTAAAATTAAAAGATTACATATTATGAAATTAGAAACTCTAAGAAAAGGTATTGTCTTAAATGATAAAATTATAAGAGAAGAAAGTGTATTAGCTAAGATTAATAAGTTAAGTACCCTTAACAATTCAAAAGAATTAACATCTGAAGATATTAGATACCTAATAGCACGAGCTTTTGAAGGTGTTGATTACATATTGAATGATTTGAATAGACAATTAAAAGATTTAAATGACTGAGGTACGAAGGCAAAGGGCTTTTTAAATCGAATACTCCCCATACGTTCACGGGCATTAGGAAATCTTAAGCTGTTTGCCCCTTTGCAAATTGCGGATTTACGTATCCGAATCAAGGGCAGATGGTGAAAGCGTAGCGAATCGGCAACTGCCCTTGTTGAGGTTATGCCCGTGAACTAGTTAATAATCACACCACCCCCGCAACCCCTATAAATAATAAGATATGAAAACAAAAAGTGTTGTTTTAAATGAATTTAAGCAGTTGCTGGAAACCTATTACATTGGTAGGACGGCGCAGAATTATACGGGGCATGTACGCAGGTTTCTTGATTATGTGGATAAACCACCGTTGAGGGTCACCAATGATGATTTTCTAAACTATAACGTATACATACGTAATTACAGCTATTCTTATAAAAATGTTGCTATCAATGCTATTAAGGCATATTTTAAAATCTACCTTAAAAAGAAGGTGAAAGTTTATGCCGCCCGCAGACCTAGAGCTATAAAACAACTGCCCAAGGCTTTGCCACATGATTTTTTAATGGACAATATCACGAATATCAAAAACCTGAAGGCTAAACTGATTATGTCGTTAGGCTACGGGTGCGGCCTGCGCCGTGATGAAGTCATAAACCTACGCCTATGTGATATTAAACGCAGCGAACGGTTGTTGGTCATTAACGGTAAAGGTGCCAAACAACGCTTGGTTCCTTTCTCCCAAGAATTGGAACTGCTCTTGGTGACGTACTGGAAACAATACCGCAGTATTGACTATCTCTTCAACGGCAGAAACAACCAAGGAAACATGACGCTACAGTACAGTGGTAGCAGTATCCTTAAACTGACCAAGCAACACATATCACCGGACTGTAATTTTCACCAGCTGCGGCACTCCTATGCTACCCGGTTATTGGCTAACGGTATAGATATCGCCATAGTCTCCAAGTTATTGGGGCACGCCAACATCAAGACTACTATGATATACAACCATGTGGACGTTTCCAAATTACAGGAAATGCCGTTACCTCTGTAGCGCAAATACCTACACGTTTTAAAATCTACTTCACAGGGCTGCCGCTCCGTGAGGATTTTTTGTTTTTGGTAGTGTTGGAACTATTTAAGACAATCGCCTCGGAAATCGGCTTTTTTTCAATCTTTCAGTATTATTATTTTTTCAAATTTCATTTTCTATTTTCCCCGCACCCCTATTTTAAAAAAGCGTTTAAGCAAAAAGGTGTCGTGTTTTGAGTTCAACGGTTCCAACATTCCAACAAATCTTATCTTATATTATATAACTATCTATATATTAAGTAGTTACGTAAAATAAAACCAAGCGTTTTCGCTGTTTTTTTGTTGGAACTAGTTGGAACGGTTTTTTGTAGTTCCAACAAATCAACCATGCGTTCCAACAAAGTCCAACGTAATATATTTATTTAACTGTTTGATTATTAAATATTTATGTGTTTTGTTGGAACGTTGGAACCAATTCCAACAAAAACGGTGGGTATTTATAAATGAGGTAAATTTTCCTTTTTTAAGGATAATTATTCTTAATTTTGAAAGAAACACCATTGAAAACAACACTCAGCTTTCCGGTACAGCCCCACATTTTAAAATATCTGATCTATAAATATGGTGAATGTTGCGTGTACGCCAGTAACCTTTCTCTGGCTCCCATACTCAGGGCGGCAATCAGTGAGCAGACCAAAAGCAATATCAAAAGCTTTGCCACCCAATGTTTTTATGACGTACAGCTTACCGAGCATTACCTTAATAAATTCGATGTCGTTTATTCCCGCCATAAAATATATCAATTTAATGCCGATGCGGATACCAAGTTCCGTGAAGAGCTGTACACCTTTATGATCATGAACCATGATGTCTATGGTATTAAGTATAAGACCTCTTTCAGGGATTTTTTGGCGGTGATGGATATTACGGAAAACGACATCAAATTTGAGACGCTTTTAAAGGATTTTCAACGCAAAAGAGACCGAAAAGCGGGAGAACGCTTGGCGACGATTTCATCATAAAAAAAAGTGTCCGCCACAACCATTTTCAACGCTGTAAACTACTATATATCACGGGACAATTATCCTTTTTACGGATATGTCCTTAAAAATTTAAAGAAAAATGATTCAAAGACTCTGTAATACCGGTAATGAACATTACATAGATACCTTTACGCAGGTGGCTATTTTAGAGGCGTCACAACTGCCTTATTTCTCGCATTTATCCACGGATGACAAGGTGGAGCAATTGATCACCAACTTACCGGACAGTGCGCAGGTATTGATCACGGACCTATTGCCCAATAATATAAGCGTACTGCACACACCTCGTTTTTCATCTGCCGGTACGCTGCACAATACCGCTGTTTCATTTTTAATTACGCCACAGGACAAAAACCTTCAGGCGTTGTTGAATACTTACCAAAATAAAGAGGTGGTGGTACTGGTAAGCAAGCATAATACCAGCCATTTGTACGGCACCGCCGCCCAGCCGTTGCTGTTTTCGTTTAGTGAGGCCAATAGTCCCGCACCGGAGCAACAAAAAGGGTATGCCATTAGTATTAACGGTGATGGGTATGGCACCAGCAAACTGTATGAAGAGGTGGTTTTCAATATTTACAGCCGTGGATTGGCCTTTGAGCTTGCCCAGTCCATTTAATACTGTCCTTTTTTTTGGCAGGGTATAACTATAGACTTGTACTTTAAATATGAACTAAATCCGTATACCATTGTCAAGTAATAATCCTCATAGTATTTTTTCAGGAGTATATCTTATACATCCTGAATATGCTATTTCTTTTATTCCATCACTATACAAAAATTTTGTGTTGGGTGAAAAAATGCAGGAAAAAACAGAAGAGGATAAAATGGCGGAATGCCAGACATTGGCTAATAACGGTAATGGTTCTTCGGATAAGCGCGTTGCCGTAATCAATATTAAGCAACCAATTCAAAAATTCAGCAGCTATTATGGCTTAGGTTCCAAATCATTTATAAACATACTTCAAAACCTTTCATTGGACAATACCGTTGTAGGTGTTGTTCTTGATATTGATTCCGGTGGCGGTCAAGTATATGGTACTGGCGAATTTTACGACTATTTAAAAGCGTACCCAAAACCAACGGTGGCTTATACTGATGGTTATATGTGCAGTGCTGCCTATTATCTTGGAAATGCCTGTAATTATATTGTAGCCAATAAAAGAGCCGATCACATAGGATCAATTGGTGCCTACGCAAGTATGGTCAATTTCTCCGGTGTTTTTGAAAAATTAGGGGCTAAGGTATACGATGTATATTCTTCTAAATCGCCAGATAAAAATTCGGCTTACAGGGCTTTAATGAACGAGGGTGATGATAAGCCTTATATAGAGCAGATTCTGGACCCTATTGTAGAGACTTTTCATGCGGACATGAAATCTACAAGACCAGGATTAAAGGAAGAGACCTTAAAAGGTGGTACTTGGAACGGTGAGCAAGCCTTGGAAATGGGTCTTATAGATGAAAATGGAAACTTGAACACGGCAATTGCCCGTGTTTTTGAATTAGCGGATAAAAATGTAAACTCCAATAACATGAGTAAAGAGTATAAAAATATTGAAGGTGCCATTGGTGCTGAATTTGCGGAAGGTGCAACCGAAAACGGTTTATTATTAACGGAAGCGGAGGCAGATGCCGTTGAGAATTCATTAACAACATCTGCGGAGCAATTGACAGAGGCACAGAATACCGTATCTCAATTACAGACCGATGCGGATAATGCAGCAACGGCCAACACGGCTATTGTAGCACAGGCAAATGAAGTATTGGAGCTTTCAGGCGATGCCGCCGTTACGGATGTAGCCGGTGCCATTGCCGCTTATCAGGCAAAAATTAACGAGCTGGGCGCAGAACCCGGTGCAGGACATACTACTAAAGTAGATAATGAGGAAGAGGATAGTGCCCACCCGTACATGAATTTAAATACCCCATTTTATAACAAAACAAAATCACTTTTAAATTAATTACCCATGGCAGATTTAACCATTGATGATATCGTAAAAGACGCGGACACCTACTTACCTATGAATACGGAGTTGGTGGCGTCTAGTGTTAACCGCATGGATATTGCGCTTGACAAACACACAAAACCTATTACCAAGGTTAAAGGTCTGTATCCACAGGGTGCCGCTTTGATCACTAACGTGGTACAAGGCTTTGCTCCTGTTTGGAATGATATGGGCAGTGTTCAAATTGACCACAAAATATTAAAGAACTACCGTCACAAGGTCAACTTTGGGTTTACTCCAGACGAAGTTCAGGCATCTTACTGGGCTTACCTGTACGAGGAGCAAAAGAAACCAGAGGATATGCCTATCACTAAATATGTGATCGAGCAAATGTTGATGCCTAAAGTGGTAGATGACATTGCTACCTTATCCGTTAAGGGTGAGTATGATGGCGCAAGATTGGATGAGTTCGGTTTCTCCATGAACGGTATTGAGGAAATCCTTACCAATTTATTGGCAGAAGTACCGGGTACTGGGCATACACCTTTTAAAATTCCTGTTTCCGCGTTAACGGATACCAATATTGTTACTCAGGTAACCTCTTTTGAACGTCAGATCCCTTCTAAGTTGAAAAGCAAGATCACTAAAATATTCATGAGTGAGAACAACGTGGAGCGTTACAGATTGCAATATGAGGAGGAGTTTGGAAATAACACTTTCCAAAACGATGCCACTAAGACACGTTTAGGCAAGAGAACCATTATTGGTATACCGGGCATGGATACCGATGATATTTTTACTACCATTGACGGGAACTTTGTGCGTTTGGTGGATTTCTTTGACGGAAAACCAGCGATTACAGACGTACAGAAGCAAGACTATAAAGTAAAATACTTTATGGAATTCTGGAAAGGCTATGATTTCTTGGTAAACGAACTGGTATTGGTTGCCAACGTTGCCGATGCGGAATATGGTCTTGGTAGTACGGCATTGAACCAAAAGTATTATGGTTTTGATGGTGTAACCGTTTAATAGCTAAAAACCTACCCTATGGCACAGACAAAAGAAGCGCTCCTTGCAGATGCGGAGCGTTTAAATATAAATGTAGATGGCTTGGACTACAACCAATTACGCACAGCTGTTAAGACCGCAAAAGAAGCGGCTGACGGCGATGAGGGCGAAAATGGCGAAAGTACGGAAACACCTACGGAAACGACACCCGAAAACGCGACTGTTGCAAGACAGGTAGCGGCAAGGGAAAAGAGAGCCAAAGCCACTAAACAGGCGGCCAAGGAAGCTAAGAAGAAAAAAGCCAAGGCTGCGGAGACCAAGGCAGCTTCTGAAAGCAAAAAAGAAGGTAAGGACAACCGCCCGGTATTTACGGACGATCGTGAGCTAAAATTCCGTTTTAAGAAGACCGCCCCCGAGTCTTTGAATATTGACGGTAAGAGCCACAAAACAGCCGATATCATCAAGAACGAGGAGATTATGCTCGAACTGGTGTACGGTAATAGTAATTATATAGAACAAATTCATTAAGATATGGCTTGTGTAGATACCATTGTAACAGAAAATTTAGATTATTGCGTAGACCTTGAGACCGTTGCAGGTATTTCCCCCACGGAAATCTACTGTGCAAGGGTAAGCGATTTTGAGACCATTGTCGCTTTACCTGCATTGAACGTTGCCACTACCTTGGAAGAGGCGGGCACAATTGCGGGTCCTCATACTTTCCCTGCCGGAAAAGGCTTCTTTAAAATCGGTATTTTATCGGAGACCGGTTTGGTAGAGAATGCCAATGAAGGTGAAAAAGGGTCGAAATCTAACCGTAACAGTTTCTCGGGTACGATGCCCGGTACATCTGCCACGGTTGCAGGTTTTATTAGAAAATACCAGAACCAACCGATGATATTTTTAGTATCTCAGGTAGATGGTGTTATCAAGCAGATAGGTTCTAAGGCATCACCGGCGTTCTTATCGGAAGCTTCTGGTTCATCAGGTCAAAAAATCGGTGACGTAAACGGTACACCTATTAAGTTCGAGGCGGTAAACGTATGCCCGCCACCAACGTACACGGGTGCAATAACAGAATTTACACCGGCATAATATGTTCAAGATAACACGTAAGGGTATATATACCGTTCCCGGTTGGGGGCGGTTAAATGCTACCCAAGAATTGACCGCCCCACCGGAGCGTTTATTGTTGTTGTTGGAAGATACCCAGTTCCCTTGGATAGCGCTAGAGCTTACCCCTGCAACGGCTAAGTGGTTAAAGGCTCAAAAATTAGAGGATAAGCGCATTGGTAAAATGATCATGCAGTCCCATACAGTGGAGCAAGTAGAATTCTTGCAGAAGCTATCAAAATCAAAACCCGTACAAAATTTAGCGGAAACCCGTATAAACGCATTGAAAGCAGAATAATATTTTCATTGGATTAGTGTTGGTTAGTTGAAAAACACCTCTTTTATAGAGGTGTTTTTTTATGCGCCCGAGTGAGATACTGAAAGCCACGGTGTGGCTGTCCTTTTTTGACAGTTGCCATAATTGCATTTTTACACCATGGATGCAATAGCGCAATGGTTTGCCGGGGATAAGGATTACCACCAAGGGGTGGCGTTGTACGCTGCTATGCCGCATAAGAAAACCCATGTATTAAAGACATTGAACCGTGGCAAGACCAGCCGTAATATGAGTCTGTTGGTATCGCTTTTGCGCACGGCTAAAAATATACCTGCACCAGAGCCGGAACCATTGGTGGTGGTAAACAGACCAAAAAACCCAGACCAGGCACAAATTAACCAAGAGCTTAACCGCCAACAGATAGCACAGGAAAGTGCGCGGCGTGAGTTTACCGGGGTGCGTTTAGGAGACCTACCTGCAGAACTACGCCCCAGATACCAAGAGGCACATGCCATATTCTTTGCCATGATAGAGTTGAAGTTCGCTTTGAACGATCTGCCGGATAATGCCAATGAAGATGCCTTGAATATCATTAAACAGTTAATGGAGTTGGATGAAAAGCGCGATTTGATATGGAAAGAACTCAACCATTGGAAACTGCACCGCACCCTCTTGCCCGTACCGGAAGATCCCTTTGAAAAAATGACGCCCATACAGATAGTACAGGCAAAGACCAATTTAAAGAGCAACATCAGCAAGCTAAAAAAGCGCATAGACAAAAAATATGAGGAGCTGGAAGCCGTAAGCAATGGGCATGATAGATTAATGATAGAGAGCAGTATACGCAAAAGCGAAAAAACCCTGCACGGGCACCAAGTGAATTTTAACAGGATTAATGAAATGATATGCAAGACCAAATAGAAAAGCCATTAGAGTGGCACACAGAACAAAGAAAGGTATCAGAATTGGTGCCCTATAAATATAATCCGCGTAAAATAACGCCTGAAAGGTTAGAGAAGTTAAAAGCAAGCCTGACCAAGTTCAACCTTGCGGAGTTGCCAGCTATAAATACGGACAATGTTATTATAGCAAGCCACCAAAGGGTAAAGGTTTTAATGGCTTTAGGGCGTGGAGATGAGCTTATAGATGTTAGGGTGCCCAACCGTACCTTGACTGATAAAGAGTATAAAGAGTACAATCTTATTAGTAATGTTTCTGTCGGTTTTTGGGATGTTGATGTATTGGAGGAAGCTTTTGCCGATATAGATTTAATGTCATTAGGGATAGATTTAGAACATTTTGAAATACCGGAAGACGCTCAAGAACCACCGGAAGTTCTAGAGGCTGAGGAGGATGATTATGAAATACCCGATGAAATACAGACCGATATTGTAGAGGGCGATTTATTTGAAATTGGAGAGCATAGATTGTTGTGTGGAAGTTCTACCGAAGTAGATACTTGGCAGAAATTAATGGGGGAAGAATTGTGTGATTTAGTTGTAACAGACCCACCATATAATGTTGATTATGTGGGTAAAACAAAGGATGCTCTTACTATTGAAAATGACAAAATGAGTAATAGTGATTTTTATCAGTTTTTGCTGGATTTTTATTCTGCCTTGTCTTCATTTACTAAACCCGGTGGCGCTTGGTATGTATGGCATGCAGATTCTGAAGGTGCCAATTTTAGAAATGCAATGAAAGATTCAGGTCTTTTATTAAAACAATGTCTTATTTGGGTAAAAAACACTTTGGTTATGGGTAGGCAAGACTATCATTGGAAACATGAGCCTTGTCTTTACGGTTGGAAGCCCGGAGAAGCTCATAATTGGTATTCAGACCGAAAACAGACCACTGTTTTGAATTTTGATCGCCCTACTAGAAGCGGAGAACACCCTACAATGAACCCGATCCCTTTAATTTCCTATCAAATAGATAATTCTTCTAAAAAAGGTGACATTGTAGGTGACGGGTTTGGCGGTTCTGGTACTACCATGGTTGCCTCGCACCAATTAAAAAGACGCTGTTATATGATGGAGATTGGTCCTAATTATTGTCAAGTTATTATAGATAGAATGTTAAAACTAGACCCTTCTTTGGTAATAAAAAGGAACGGTCTGCCCTACAAAAGAGAATTACCAAAAACATAGACGTTCTTAAAATTGCAGTAAAATTCATTAAAAATTAATTATAAATCATCTATGATTGGAGTTTGAATGTAAATGCAATCAGTCAATAAAGCAGAGTTTATATGTTCTCTGCTTTTTTTAAATAGAAAATAATGAACTCATTACCGTCAACAGGCAAAGACCCACATTTTGAGCGCATATTAGCGTCGTACTTGGATAGTTCCAAGATAGAGTTGTCAGCCTTGGAAATAGATTTAAAAACGCGCTGGGAAGCCGCATTTTCGCTCCTTCTTAATTTTCATAGTAGAGAGCAGGCCGTAAAGGTTTTACGTGAGCAGTTTGGTTATAATTTAGCCACAGCTTATAGAGATATAAATAAAGCTTTGTCCCTTTTTGGGGATATAACCAAAAGTAGAAAAGAGGGTTGGCGTTATATTATATTTGAATACAACCAAAAATTGTTTCAAATGGCAACAAAAGACCGTGATTTAAAAGAAATGGGCAAGTGTCTGGACCGTATGATACGTCTTGCTGATTTGGATAAAGAAGAGTCAATGTTTGATCCGGATAAGATAAAGGCTCAGAGTTTTGAGATTAAAATTTCCAAAACCATGGAAACTGCGCTTATGAAAGCCATTACTAACGGTCCTATTGATATGAACAACCTAGAAGCTGAAGATATACCGCATGAGCCTGCAGAATAACCTAAAAAAACAAATTGTCTACAACCCTGCCCAAATGGTAGCCATTTTAGCTCCTCAAATAGTTAAAATGCTTATTTGGGGGCGTGGTACGGGTAAAAGTACCGTTTTAGCCTACTTTATGGCCATGATGGTTAAATATATGCCACGTGCCACTTTTATTTTGGTAGGCAATACGTATTCGCAAATATTGAGCAATACCCTAAAATCTACTAAGGCAGGTCTTGAAATACTGGGTTTTTATGAGAATATTGACTATGTGGTAGGTACGCGTGCCGGTAAAAAAATGGGTTTTAAATTGCCTTTTGAGACTCCTGATAAATGGGAAAATATGATCCACTGGAGCAATGGAACCGTTTTTCAGTTGGTTTCTTTGGATAATGCCAATTCTGGGCGTGGTATTAACTCCTCTGGTTTTATAAGTGACGAAACGGCACTGCAAGACGAAGATAAATTGGCAATATCTGTTAAAAACACTAACAGGAGTATACCAAAAGAAGTCATCTGGAAAAACAACCCGTTTTTGTTCTCTGAAACGTATGTAACCTCTATGCCTATTACCAAAAAAGGGAATTGGGTGCTTAAATATGAAGATCTGTGCCGCCAAGACCCTAAGAAGTACTTCTACCAAAAAGCCACCGCCAAAAGCAACCAGGAGAACCTAAGACCGGACTATTTTGAGTATATGAAGCAATCGTATAGTAACGAGCTTATATACAACGCAGAAATGCTGAACATACAACCAAAGGAAATAACAGACGGTTTCTACCCCCAATTAAACCCGGATATCCACTACTATACAGATAGGGACAACGCCTATTTGGAAACTATTCCTTTAACGGACTTAGATGACCGCCATTTTGATTGTAGACAGGACCGTGACCTTGTACGTACATCACCGTTGATTGTTACCATGGACTTCGGGGCGAGTATCAACTGTTTAACCGTATCACAGCTACAGGGAGAAGTATACCGAGTGGTAAACTGTTTCTTTGTAAAGACCCCCAAGATACTGGACGCTGTAATACTGGAGAAGTTCCTGCCCTACTATAAGCACTACCCTACCAAGACTATTAAATACTACTATGACCGCACCGGTAATAGCAAGGTAGCCAACAGTAAAGAGACGTTTGCTCAGCAGGCAGCAAACCTATTTAGGTCTGGCGGTTGGAAGGTCCACATGATGACGGTAGGTAAGAACCCTGACTATATGCCTAAGTTTAGGCTTATTAACGTAATGCTTAAAGACGATGGTCGTAAGGGTCTGCCGCGTATACGTATCAATGAAGAGAACTGTAAAGACCTTATCGTATCAATGGAGCATGCAGAGATACTAGATACCCCCGGCGGTCTAAAGAAGGATAAGCGGAGCGAGACCCGTAAGACCGTAGAGCAAGAACATGCAACCCACTTCTCCGATACCTTTGATTACCCTTTGTTTGCATTGTTTTGGGAGACTTTTGTAATGTCATCGAGATCATCGGACAGCCTGCCCAACTCTACTCTGTAGTAATTTAGAAACCCCGCATTCATATTATCTTGACTTTTGCCAATGGCGACGGTCATTTTCTGATAGGTCACGGCGTTTGGTTTGGGTGCAAACTGCAAAACAAGGTTTTATATTTTTTGTTTAAAGTTTTGAGGTTCAAAATTTTAAAGTTGAAAAAATGCGAAAGCTAAATTTTATATATTTATAAAAAATCTATTCAATTATGAGAATTTTATTATCTATTGTATTGCTGTTTTTTATTTCATTTGGTTTTGCCCAGTCGGGAACTCCGCTGTATAAAGGATTGATGTATAAAATGAAAATATCGGATGCAAAAAAAGAGTATCGGAAAAATAAAGAAGATTACAAGGTGATTTCATTAGGTAATGGTGTTGATTGGTATATGTATCCTTTGAATTTTAGTGCCAATGCCGATAATCAACTAGTAGGGTTAACGTTAAATTCTGGTAGCCTTTATGGTAACGAACCCGAAACCGTAGCCGCTTACCTTTCTCAAAGCTTTGAATTTTTTATTGATAAAAATTACACTATAGTACATGAACCTGACTACTGGGACAATCCTTTATTATTCGATGCTACAAATAAGTATGGGCTTCTTATGCACGATCCAGATAAAACTATTATGGTTTCAATGAGAGCCGTGCGTCATAATACCGAGGTTTATAATTTTGTTCCGGTTCTAGCGATTAGTAATTATGAAGCCTTTATAAATTACATGAGTTCAGAGTCCGAAAAAGTAAACCAAATCAGAGGCAAAACAGGTTTTTAATTTTTGTCCTTTTTTCACCGCTTCACTGTTGCCATATTTGAACAAACAAAGGCAATGAATATTAAACTGGACTTACCTACTACTTGGAATGAACTCTCTCCGGTTCAGTTATCAAACATCGCTTATCAACTATATTGCTACCAGCAAATTGTAAAGGATGATGCCCAGGCAGAAATGGAGTCCGCCGCCAAGCTTTACCTGCAGATTGCTAAAGAGCTTATGCGCGGCAACCCGTGGCGCTCCGTTAAGGTGGCTCTTAAACAAATGCGTCCCAAAGCCTTCCAGCCGTTCAGTAAATTTATATATGGGCGGGTAGAGCGTACCAAATTCATAGATAAAATTAAGATCAAAGGTGTTACTTATTACTCACCCGCCCAGCGTTTGCGTAATATCACTGTTGCCGAGTTCGCGTATGTAGATGCCGCTTGGTACAATTGGCGGTTAACGGGTAAACAGATATGGCTCAACGTATTGTGCGCCGCTTTATATAGAGAGGAAACGAAGGACTTCAACGAGCTGGACAACCGCCGCCCTTTTGTAAAACAAGCGGTAGATTCACGGGCGGACATATTCTCAACGCTACCCTTAAAAACACAATTGGCAGTAGATTTCACTTACGAAGGTTGCCGCAACCATATTGCCGATGTCAATCCGGTGATATTTCCTAAACCCGTAGAAGATGACAACGCACCGCCACATAAAAAAAGAAAATACGTGTCGTTCGGTAAGATTATCGTGGACAAAATCCATGGCGACCCGTCTAAATTCAATGAAACCAATAACGTATTGGTGTATGATTTCTTGAATATCCTCACCAGTGAAATCAATCGCATCAAAAAAGAACAGTTAAAATGAGCGTATCACATCAATCCTTAGTAGACTATTTTCAGAATATAGCCAATAACCTTATAGGTCTTGAAGGTTATTTCCGTATGGACCTCACGGAAATACAGGGTGCTTTTCGCTCCTCTGCAAAACTCCCTTGTTTGGTATTGGAAAGCCATGAGGGCAATCTAGAGGATAGCAATACCCAGACCAATATCAATGACCGCACCTTTGCCTTCACTATTTATTTGAAACCAAAAACGGGCAACTATGATGACCAGAACCAAAAACTGGACATTGCCGAGAAACTTGGTCTAAAGATCATTGCCCGTATGCGCTATGACAGCAACCGCCCCGGTAACATACTGCACAACCGTTTTAAGGTCAACAGCGTTACCTATGCCAAAGTAGGTCCCGTATTCAATGAGCGTTTGTACGGCTACCGCTTCATTGGTAGTATTAAAGGCTTGGAAAGTTTATTGTTGAACCCGACTGATTGGTTAGATGCTCCTTTAATTTGTGATTAATAATTCATTTGTGCCCGAGTGAGATAATAAAACGGGCGGTGCCCGTGTCCTTTTTTTTACCCCAACCTTTCCCCACCTTGCCCGTCATGGCAGTGGAGACTATATACTTACAAGACGTTTTAAAGCAAATGCGCACCTTGGGCGCAGATGGCAGGGCGGTTCCTTTTAGTATTTCCGTCCGTACTTTTCAACGTTTTTCCAAAACGGGCGGAGCGTTAAAGAAGTGGGACCGTGCCAAGTTGGTCATGAAAGAGGAAAACCCCAATGCGGACAGTGTACTGTCTTTACGGGTAAAACCTAAGCGCCGCACACTTTTTAAAAAAAATCCAGATCACTACGAAAACAAGACCCGCAATATCAGGATCATTCCGCAGGGCGATATCAAAAAAATAAACATCCGTTTGATTATTTCTTTCAACGGTAAAAAAGTAATCTACTAATGGGCAAGATAACCACACATGGCGATGTAGCTTTTGGTCACGGCAGTGGTGCCGCCTTTGCGTATGGCAAGGGTAAAGACGTACTGCCGCACAGTATAATAAAGGTTGAGGATAAGGACTCCAGTAAAATTGCCAAATGGGGAGATGACAACGCCTACCCGGAGCGGTTTATGAAAGCCTTGAGCCTTAACGGTGCGGGTGGTTCCGGTGTGCGTTTCATGAAATCTACCCACTACGGGCAAGGGTTGCAGCTCTACAATCGCACGGTTGAAGATGGCAAGGAAAAGAAAATGTTGTTGGATGTCAATGCTTATCCAGAAATCAAGGAATTTATTAACCGTATAAAGGGCAAGCGTTTCAGTACGGAGAAAATTGCCGATCTGGAAACCTTTTATATTGCCTTTCCGGAGTTTATCCTCTCCAAGGATTTCAATAAAATAGTATCCGTCCGCAGACAGCCTGCCGCTAAAATACGTTATGAAAAGATCAATGAGAAGACCGGACTCATAGAAAACGTGTATTTCTGCCATAAATGGACATCGGGCACCACGGAAGATAGCGAGTATGTGGAGAAAATACCCGTAATAGATAGTTATTGGCATGCGGAGCAGGTGAAGGAATACTGCAAAAAAAAGAAAATATACAAGTTTATCATGCCTATTTTCTACCCGTTAATGCATGAAACGTATTACCCAGAGGTAGATTGGCATGCGGTCTACCGCAATGGGTGGATGGATGTTGCCAACTCTATCCCGGAGTATAAAAAATCATTGTTCGAGAACCAGCTCAACCTAAAATATATGGTCTACATCTCGGAGGAGTATTTCCTGCGGATGTACAAAAACGAGTGGGACGATTATACGGCGGAAAAGAAAAAGGAACTGCGGGACCAGCTTACCATTGCCATAGATGACCACTTGAGCGGTAACAAGAATGCGGGCAAGTCCATACAGTCAGTCGTATATAAAGATGCCAATGACCAATGGGTAAAAGGTATAGAGGTCACCCCAATAGACAACGCCTTAAAAGACGGCAGTTACCTGCCGGAAGCCACCGCCGCAAACTCTGAGATTATGTTTGCCATTGGTGTGGACCCTTCTTTATTGGGTGCAGGTATACCGGGCGGAAAAATGAACACGGGCAGCGGTAGTGACAAGCGAGAGGCTTTTAGCATTCTCACTTCATTGTTCAAGACCAAGCGAGAAATATCTCTTGAACCTTGGAACCTTATCCGTGATTACAACGGGTGGCCAAGTGATATCGAATTTGATTTTGCCAATACGGAGCTTACTACATTGGATGTTAACCCTACAGGAACTGAAACTACTTTATAATGGCGGTACTGATAAAAACCATAGACATTTTAAAAGAACACGTTGCCATCAACGTCAATACGGACTATGCCACGGTTTCCCCGTATATAAAACAGGCGGAACGCAAATACATAAAGTCCATCACGGGCAGTGCCATGTATACTGCTATTACAGATGAAAATTACGCTCCTGCAGCTAATGCCAAGGTGGTATTCGAGCTGTTACAGGAATCCGCCGCCAACCTTGCGGTTTTCTTGTATACACCATTAGCAAATGTGCAATTCTCGGATAACGGCATTGCGGTTTCCCAAGGGGAACATCATAAATCTGCGGAGTGGTGGCAGGTGCGCGACCTTCGCAGGTCTTTCTTGGATGCGGGTTTTCAAGCATTGGATGAAGCTTTAAAGGTTATGGAAGCCAATGAGGGCGAGTTTACTGATTGGGTAGGTACTCCTGGTTACACCGTTTTTAAGGAGCTTTTTGTAAAACGGACGGACACCTTCCAACGTTGGTTCAATATCAGCAATAGCCGCCGCACCTTTTTGGCAATGCGCCCGTATATGTTGGAGAGCCACCACCAATACTTTACATCGGTATTGAATACCGCCACCATAGAACAGATTAAAGGATTATCTACGGAAGACCTGACCACGCCAGAGGCTCAGGTGCTGGACCACCTACAGGCGGCACAGGTAAATTACACCGTGGCAAAGGCATTGCATTCCGGTTCATTTGAACTTACGGCAACGGGTATCTATGAAAAGATGGACGATTTCCCCGGCTACAAGACAAAATCCGTGGACGAGACCCAATTGAACAATGCAAAGAACGATAGGTTGATCGCCGCAGAGGAGCATTTTAAAAAAGCCGTAAAAATCATTGCTGCCAATACCGGCATCTTTACGGCATACGAAACCAAGGACCCTGCCACATACCTACAGCCCAAGAACACTAAAAGTATATTATCTATTTAGCGTCCGAGTGAGAATAAACGAACAACGGGCAACCAACAACCAACAACCAAGCGTAGCGTCTGGCTGTCCTTTTTTTTAAAACCAGAAACAAGCACTTTTAATAAAAATTGATCAAATGGCTATCACACGCCCAAGCATAAATCTAACGGAAAAGCAGAACATTAGGGCGGTGGGCAATCGGTTGAATGAAGCCACTGCTGAAGATTATATCGAGATAGCCAATATTCTCAACCAGATTATAGATGCCGTAGAACTCATGACCGGTGCCAATACCACCAATACCTTTTATGGCGTGTTTACATCGTTGGGGCTGTTGCAGAACCAATACCCCACCGCCCCTGCCGGGTCTTTTGCCAATATAGACAGTGGTTCCGGTAATAACGTACAATTGGCGTTGTGGGATGATGATGACAATATATGGGTACTGCAGCAGACCACCACGACCAGCACCTCAAAGACCTATGGTGTAGGTGATGATGTTACCAATATAGAGGTAACCGATGTCAATGGCGACTATCATATAATAGTAAGCGGCACCTATGAAGGTCCTGATAAAGACAAACTGGAGTCCTACTCCGCTAATTCCATAAGTAGAGCATTATGACAGAGAGTATACCATATATAGCACTTGGCATTTCAGTTGTGGCGTTGATCGCCGTAATAGGGGTTTTTGTGTACATAAAGAAAAAAATGACCACCAGTACCGGTAGCATAAAAGCGGAAAAGATCGTCTTGCCCGGTTATGAGGTTAAAGTAGTTAACGGAGAATTAAGTTTTACACCAACAAAATGAAAAAAGCACTATTAATATTTGTGATGTTGTTATCCGTCTGTGTATCCGCACAGATCAAGGTAACTAGAGAAGGGTATCCAAAATTTGAGAACAAACAGCCCACTACCACGGTAGCGGCAACGGACACGTTAATGATTTCCAAAGTAGACGGTATTCAAATGGGTATATCGTTTGCGGATTTTACCAATGGGTTAAATGGAGGCACCGGCGCTTACCTTCCTTTAAGCGGGGGTGAAATGCAAGGAGCAATAGATATGGGTTTTAGTTCAATATATGATGTTAGTGATATTAGCTCTATTTCTGGAAATTTTGATAATATAATATCTAATGACCTTACGCCTTATGACTCTGATACGTGGGTTGGTTCTAAATTAGTGGTGAATAGAGGTCAGTTTAGAACTGCTTTTGAAAGCAATGACTTTGTAAAATATCGTGAATTTGCAGGTGGTGCCGTTGAAGCTATTACTTTTCCAAAAATAAGTTCTACAAATGTTCAGATAGGTACATCTATAGGTTCGGGAATGTTTTTTGATAGCAATGGAAACTTACAGTTATTCAAGCATCAAGACTATTTGCACAAGGCAGCTATACTAGAATGGGAGAATACATCTATAAGGAATTATAAATTTCAGGATAAAAGCGGTACAGTAGCATTTTTAGACGATATAACCGGCTCAGGTTCCATTGCGGATAACAGTGTAACATCTGCTAAAATAGCTAATGGCACTATCCTTAACGAAGACATTAACGATAACACAATAGAAGCTAGAAAACTGTTAGACGCCACTATAGTAGGTTCTAAATTAGCCAACGGAGCAGTGGATTCCGATAGAATTTTGAACGGTACAATCTTAGAAGAGGATTTAAGTGCTGCAGTGCAAAATAAATTAAATAGTAGTGGCAGTTCAGATGCAGAAGATATCACCTACGACAACACAACAAGCGGATTAACTGCAACGGATGTACAAGGGGCTATTGATGAGATTATCACTGATCAAGACAACCTACAAAATGGTATAGATGGTAATGCCGTTAATATTTCAGCTTTAGAAGTTCGTAGCGATTCAATCGTTAGTGTATTGAATACCCCTACAATATCGTTATTCGATTTTGACGAAAAAATATCTTCATCTACGGCAATATTGACGGATGCACAGGATAATAAACGCATACTATTGGATTATGATGATGAAACATATACTATACCTAGTGGTGTGTTTAGCGAGGGGCATGCAATATCAATACAAAGTAAAGGAAACGGTCTAGTTAAGATAATACCTGCTTCTGGTGTTTCATTCTCTGGTTGGGATGGTTTTCAATTGGATAGTTTAGGTAAGGGAATAACCATTGCTAGAATCAATAGCAACGTTTCACCTGAAGAGTGGTTTCCAATATCGGGATATAAAAAGAACTACCTAGAAAATTCAAATGCGGGAAATCTATTTACAACGGCATTTTACGGAAACTTATTCAGTCCTAATTCAGCGGTAATACCTGCTGGTCTACAAAATACTACAGGAAATATTACACAAGAATCAACAACTGTTTTCAACGGCACAACAGCTATGAGATATGATTATATAGATGGCGCTGGGGACTTTGCTTACTTTGAGTTTCCTACAAGCACTCTAAGCGTTGGCGATATCGTTACATTGACTTTTAAGTACTATATAGAATCAGCGGGAACGGCTAGAAAAGTTCAGTTATATGACGCTACTACAGGGTTCAGCACTTTAGATTTAAACTCTACAGCAGGCGTATGGTTAGACGGTTCAGTAACGCATACTATAGGGCAGATTACAAGCGGTGGGAATAGAGTGTACTTAAAAGGAGATTCAAACTTTATAGTAGATAATCTTAAAATCATAAAGAACTAAAATGAGATATCTGATCATATTTTTTATTTGCTTTTCGGTAAACGCTCAAAATACGTATTATGTTACACTTTCAGGAAGTAATAGTAATAACGGTTTTAGCGAGTCTAACGCATTTAGAACTTTGACGTATGCCGCCAATAAAATGTCTGATAGTGATATTGTGTACGTAAAAGCAGGTAATTATGGTAATGATAGACCTACGATCAGTAATAATAATGTAAGTTGGATAGGGTATAGTAACACACCAGGGGATTTAGATAGAAGTTCAGGGCAAGGTGCTAGCTGGCAATATAAAACGGAATCATTTAGTAATACGAGATACCCAACAGTAACGGCAAGTAATCATTTATCGGATATATGTTACAACGTATCAGGTAATAATGTTACTTTAAAAAACCTACAGGTAACAAATGGACATTATGGATTCAATATATCGGGAAATAATGTAGTTGCGGATAATTTAAGTGTTTTTGATATGGGAGACACTAATGGAGGTGAAGGTGGTGGTTCTTCAGGAACAAATCAATACTCGTTCGGTATTCGTTTTAGAGGTAATAACTCAACATTAAGAAACTCCATTGTTGTTAATTCAAGTGGTGAGGGCATCACTTTTGGGGGCACTTCTTCTAATCATATATCAGGAAATACCATAGAAAGTTGTGAGGTTTATTCAGATAAGACAACGGCACAGAATGGAACGGATTATTTTATTTTATTGGCTTATGCAGATGATAATATTGTAAGCAATTGCCATGTCGAACAGATAAACGATACAAATTCAGGTAGACATGGTTTGTCGGTTAAAGCTGCTGGGTCTGGTAATATATTTGAAAATTCAACAACGGCAGGGGTTAATTTAGAAGCTAATTTTGTAGCGGTACATAATAATACTTGGCGAAATATATCCATCAACGGTAAATATTTATCAGACGGTGCTGGCACGGGCGGAAAGATAAGAGTAGCTAATGGCGCACATCATAATCTATTTGAAAACATTAGTCTTAAAGATTGTAGGTATGGAATTGCATTTGCCGATTGGGATGATGGTGTCGCAGCTCCAGGCAATGCTCCCTCTGAATATGGGGGTGGTAATGATAATGACTTTGTGAACATACTTTTGGTCGATGTATTAAGTGCGATTCATTTCGAGTTTTTTCAAGCGTTATCAACTGCTGATGATAATAGAATATTCAATCTTACCGTACATAATTCAGATAGATTGATAGAAGCTGATATGGCTAATAGCGGTACTGAATTTTATAACCTTGTTATAGATGATGTCACTAACTTAATATCTGGTTCAGATACTACGTTGAACCCTAATACAATATTTAGTTATGTAAACGTTCACAACTCGTTCTCGACTTCCGCATTCACTCCATATAACGAAAACAATATAACATCTATAGCATTCTCATTTACCAATGAGGGCAATAATGATTATTCGATTTCATCAAATGTGTTGGACGTAGGGCAGAATCTAAGCGGAGTTTTTGATAGGGCTGCATTTGATTATAATGGTAATGCAAGAACAGCACCATATACGCTAGGGGCTTACGAGTATGGGGGCGCACCACCAGCAGGTGACGAAGACCCACCTGTAGTTATCTCCAATACGCTATTAAGTGTTACGGAAACCACATTTAGGGTTGATTGGAGTTTGGACGAGGGTAGTAAAGGTAGAATACGATACGGCACATCTACAGGCAGTTATCCAAATGAAACTAACACGGAAAATAATTTTTTGACCAGGCACATTCAAACGGTAGGCGGTAATAATGCGGACTTATTAAACGCAGGTACAACGTATTACTATCAATTTTATGTGGAAGATGCAAGCGGTAATAATGGGTATAGTCCAGAGTATACGCAAACAACATTGGGAACGCAAGAGCCAGAAACGCCAAACCCTGTAACTATTGTAGATAAGAGAGGGTTGTTTTTGAAATCTAAAAAAATGTAGGTAATAAGATAAACTAAAAACTATGCAAACCCTCCACATTTTAACGATAGTAGTACTGTTAGCAATGTTGTGTTGGGTTTTAGATAAATAGAGATTATGGAAAAAATAATATTTGGTCATATAGATGTAGGGATGCTGGTGCTGTTCGTATTAGGCTTGCTCTGCCTGTTCTTTTACGCGTGGAAAAACAATGAGGACATTAAAAAAGGGTATAGCACCAAACGCTACATGCGTATTTCATTGCCAAATACACTGTTCCATATATTCGGCAGTGTGTCGGTCTTTATGTTGTTGCATGAGTTGAGCGAGGTGCTTATTGATAATCTCATACCGCAATTAAAAGGTAGCGGCACCTATCACATGACCTTGAGTTTTTTGTCCGGCTGTTTTGGCTCGGTGCTGGTGGCTTGGGTATTTGAATATGTACGTAAAAAACAAAACACGATCGATACGAACATTAAACATGTTCACGATGAAAATTGCGAACATTAGAAGATGGATTATACGAGCGTAATAACGGCATTGTCAACCATGGTTTCTGTTCTTGTACCTGCATACCTGTTGCATAAACGGGAGCTTGCCAAGGTAGAGCAAAAGCTGGAGCAAAAGGATATGGAACTTGAAGATCAAAAAAATGAGACCAAGGGCTTTGAGCTGCGTGGCAACGTTCTGGATAAAATATTGGCCATAGTATTGTTGAACGATTTAAAGACAGCATGTACCACTATTTTTAAAAAGACCAAGGCAGACCGTTTCCTGATCTTGATAGCTATAAACGGTAAGGTAGATTTTAAGACCGTCAGCGTCATTTTTGAGCAGCATAAGAACAGCACCAGTAGTGCTATTGCCAGTTACAAAAGTCTTAGGGTAGATGCAGATTATGTGCAGATGTTAAAGCAAGCGGAGCATGACGGGGTGGTACAGATAAATGTGGCGCAGATGAAACCCTGCCTGTTAAAGGAGATCTATCAGATGGAAGGTGTAAAGCATAGCAAGGTCAGGCATTTGTTGCGCAAGCCTTTGGATGAAGAAAACCATTGTTTGATATACAGCTCCATTACCACACATAGTGATGAAGCTTTTAATGTGATGGAGAAGGTCATCATCCAGACCCAAATGGACGGAATCATAAAACCTACCATTTTAAAAATGTTGGAATAATCAATAATTAAATATAGAAATCATGAAGAACAGTTTAAAATTATTATTTGTGCTTTTATTGGCACCTATGGCGTTACTAGCGCAAGAGGAAACCATTGATTTTGGTAGTGCTACCTCTGTAATTACATGGCTTATGCCGCTGATTACATTAGGCACTACTTGGTTGATCAAGCAGATTGCCCCTGTAGTAACAGGTACAGCTACCTTGATCGTAGTGCCATTGGTATCTACGGCAATTGCATGGCTGGGTACGGTATTGGAGCCGGATTCCAGTTTTACAATATCGTTCCTAGTGGGTCTGGGTTCCGTATTCTTGAACCAGCTATACAGGGAAATCACAAAATAATGAATAACGACCGGGCAGGGTTCGATTCCCTTCCCGGTATCAAAAATTGAAGTAAAATGAAAAAGGTAATTTTTTTAGTAGCAATATTGTGTAGTGCCATGGCTATGGCACAAAGTGAGACCACTGTAGAAATAGGCAGGGTAGGTGATGTTAATCTGGTACGTTTTGTCACCAATAAGGGAACGGATGAAAGCTATGCCCGCCAGAACATAAGACCGGAGCAGGTGAACAACGGGCGTATTTTATTTGTAGATGCGGAGAGTAACAGACCTATTATCAGCAACAAAGGTTTTGATCTTAGTGAGGTTACCCTGAGTGCAACGGACCCGTTATTTGCCACTATTGGTGCCACCTTCACCGATTATGACGATTTCTATACCACGTATGGCGTCTTAGTGCTGGGAAAGACTAAGCCCTCGGCAGGGGGCGAGGTAAATTACCCTAACAAAGGAAATGTATCTTTCACAATGTCCGTAGGTACTAACGAAGCACCTGCTGCACCATACGACTATATTGTGGAAAGCCATTTAGTGGCGGACGGTAAGGAAGCCGATGCAGCCCTAACTGGTGGTGCGTGGAAGTATAGCGGAGATAATTCTGAAATTAGATTTATAGCCAATCAAAATTCTTTGGTTGCAGGTAATATAGGGGATGCTCAGAACAGTATTTATTGGGAATCTGCATTTAAAGTAAGTGGGGTGTTCGCTATTAGATTTAGTGGCGGAGACAATCAAAATGAATATTACACTTTAGAAATAGACGGAGAAGATTATCCAATAACTAACCCAGACAATGTAAACCCAGGTAGAAGGTGGTTAACAATAGATGCGGGGGCGGGTGTTCATTTTGTTAAATTAAAAGGTAGTTTTAATGTTCAATGGAGAGGGTATAGAACAGAAATAGGAGCAATTGCAGAACCGTGGGAATACGATAAATACAGTTTATTCTTTGGAGACAGTTTTACTGCGGGTATTGGTGCTGACTATACTATAAACGGATATTATAATTTTGTAAATGATTCTGAAACACATCGTTTGATTGCATCTGGTACAGGCGGAGCTGGTTACGTAAATATAGGAAGTTTTAAAGCTTTAAAGGATAGAATAATAGAGGATTATAATTTATTCTTAACAGATAATGGAGTTCCAGATGAAGTTGTAATAGCTATGGGTGTTAATGATGTAGGTTTAACCGGTATAGAACAAGGTGCTAATGATGCCTTTGATAATTTAAGAACCGTTTATTCTGGTAAAGTTTATGTTATAGGACCTTGGAACGTAAACGCACCTAGTACAATTGCCGCTTATGATATTGCAAAACAAAATGTTATTGATGCAGTTGAAGGAAGAAGTGGTTTTTACTTTATAGATGTTGCAGGAGTATCGTATACTAAGTCTGATAGTACACACCCCGACACTGAAGGTCATAAGACTTTAGGCGAGTACTTAAAAAAATACTTGTCATTATAATAAAAAAAGCCTCTAAGAAATTAGGGGCTTTAATCAAACTCAACTATGTACGCAATACTCAACAGATTAAGAGATAATACTTCCGTCCAGACATTGGGGCGGTGGTATTTTCATGAGGGGTTAAAAGAGGTGTTCAGTTGTGTAACCTTGGAACTTCCTGACCGTGGCAACCAGAACAATATAAGCCGTGTACCGGCAACATTACCGGGTAAACCTTACCGGGTAAAGAAAAGATGGTCGCCAAAGTTCAAGCACCATTTTCATGTAACCGGTGTAGACGGTAGAACGTATATTTTGGTACATGTATTGAATACATTCCACCAGACGGAAGGTTGTATTGGTGTGGGGTATGGTTTTGGCTATGTAAACCATGACAGGGAAATGGACATTTATATGAGCCGTGACACTTTGGATAGAATGCTTGCCTTGGCTCCTGATGAATTTGATTTGTATATCAACGACAACGACCTATGAACGATATTCTATTCTACCGAGAAATCTGCTGTGGTATCTGCGGCACCAAAGGCGCTTATGAGATAAGACCGGAGCAATTTATTTGTAAGGAACATTTATATGAGAACTTATGAAAAAGCCATTATTGCTATTTGCTATTTTTGTATCAAGTTGCAAGCCTTTCCACAACGTTACTAAAACCAATCTTGAAGAGGAATTCAAAGTAAAGGAAAGCGCCTACGAAAGAATTACCAACCCTGGTGATAGAATAGTGATATTGCCGGCTCCGTTAAATCCAATTAACAGGGATACCATTATAATTTACAAAGGTAAAAACGGAGCTACGGCAACTACTTCATATGATTCGGACGGCAGGGTTTCCGCCCAGATCATAGATTGCCCGGAAACTACAGAAGAACGTTTGGCAAAGTTAGATGCACAATACAAACTGGAGCTTTCCATAAAAGAAAAAGAACTGGACCTTGAAATAGCAAATACTATAGGTAAGTGGCTTGCCATTATATTGATACCGATAGGCTTTTTCTTTGCTGTGGCGTATGGGTTGCGGAGTAAATAGCAACGTTTTACGAACAACGAACAACGAACAACCATCAACCAAGCGCCGCGTTCCCGTGTCCTTTTTATACTCCGCAACTTTCCCCACATTGCGCGTATGCAGGATTCATTATACAACATCATAGAAGAATTGCCCCTTGCTTTTATAGAAAAAGTAAAAGCTACCGATGATGTGGCCACCTTGTTACGTATGAGAAAAAACACTGCCTGCTATAATAGGCGTGCCGTTATAGATGCGCGTATAGAGAACATCAATTACTTGGTATCATGAGAACGGGAGAGAACGGCAGGGATATACTACAGGAAGAAAAAAAGGCGGGGCAGAAAGCCGCCCGTACCCTTTCCCGTAGGTTAAAGCAGGTATTGGGCACGGCAACTACCAAGCAAACGGGAACCATGCTGAAATTGGCAGGTGCTTCTGCCGTTGTTCGGTTCAGTGCTTTGGACCATATCGCCATTCGTTCCACTTCTGCCGTATTCAAGCAGCACTATGGTTTTGAGGGCATCAAAAAAAACGGCGTGGCAATGAACATGAAACCGTTCGACCATTTTGGTAAACTATTCTCCGGCACCAACGCCTTGGAAAAATTGGCAGATGAACTGGGAGAGATCCGTTCAGAGGAAATTACTTCTAAAATCAAGTTTTAATGGCAGATAAGGCAATCACCAGGCGGTTAAAAATTTATGTGAACGGGCAAGAGGTAGATGCTACCATTTCTAATTTGACCAAAAATCTGTCCAAGTTCCGTGCGCTTGCCAATCGCTCCATTGAAGGTACGGACGAGTTCAAGAAATACAATGCCGAAGTCGCAAGGCTGGAGCTGGAACTTTCCCAAGCACGTGGCGCACAGCGTGCCTTCCGTGAAGAGACCAAACTAACGGAAAAAGGAATCACCGCCTCTGAAAAAGCATTAACGGATTTCACCGGTAGTTTCCAGACCATGTTGCAAGGCTATAAAAACGGCGACATCCTTCAGGTAAAAGAAGGTTTTAACGGGGTTAAGTCCGGTATATCGGGGGCAACAAAAGCCGCCTTGGCGTTTATTGCTACGCCATTGGGTGCCGCTATTGCCGCATTGGTGGGTATCGGCACCGCCGCAAAAGCGTGGTTCGATTATAACAGCCAAGTAGTAGAGGCATTACGACTCACCACACAGATTACAGGGCTTACCGATGCTGCCGCCGACAATGCCCGTATACGTGCCCAGACCTTGAGCGAGGCTTTTGATACGGATTTCCAAAAGAATCTGGAGACCGCCAACGCCTTGGCGAAACAGTTCGGAATTTCTTTTGACGAGGCTTTTGATGTCATCGAGGACCAATTGGTTCGTGGGCAGGCAAATAATGACGAGTTCTTTCAGAATTTGAACGAGTATCCTACCTTCTTTAACAATGCCAAATTCTCGGCAGAGGAGTTTGGGCGTGTCATTGCCACCGGGTATGACCTTGGTATCTATAACGATAAATTGCCCGATGCCGTAAAAGAGGCAGGTCTCGCAATAGAGGAACAGACCACCGCTACGGTAGATGCGCTCACAAATGCTTTTGGTGCCGCATTTACGGACGATATTCTTGCCCGTGTCAGTGATGGTACTACCAGCGTAAAAGATGCCTTGGCGGAAATTGCGGACGAGTCCAACAAACAGCAGTTGAACGTACAGCAGAACGCACAATTGACCGCGGATCTGTTCAAAGGCGCAGGTGAGGATGCCGGGGGAGCGATCAAGATTTTTGAAGCTTTGGACATTGCCTTGAACCAAAACCAGCGAGAGCTTACGGAAAGCGAGCAGATTACCCAAGACCAGATCAATGCCAATAAAGAACTGAGCGCGGTAACGTCCGCCATATTCTCCACCGGTGACCAAGGTTTTGGTCTGTTGATAGACAAGGCGAAGCTTTTTGGCACTACCCTTTTATTGGATATTCTAAAAACAGGGGTAGATGTCTACAATTGGATCGTTGATCTAAATAATGAGAGTGCCGTATTTTCTACCATTTTAACCACCTTGGGCGTAGTGGCACAGACCCCTTTTCAGGTTATTGGCACCTTGATAGACAATGCCAAGAACGCATTTGGTAGCCTTGCCGATGTGGTAGAAGGCATTTTTACCTTCGATTTTGACAAAATAAAAGAAGGTCTGCAGAGAGGGTTGGTGGTTTCCGTACAGACCATGCAGCAGATCAAGGCAAAAGCGGAGGAGAACTCCAAAGCTATAGAAGATGCCTTCAACGGTAAAAGCAGCCTTACCCGTAAAAGTCTAGATGATTTTATCTCAAGCGATGCGCCTGTTACCAGTGGTGCCTCCGCATCAGGTGTGGCAAATGCCACGTCTACCAACAACCCACAACGAACAACCAACAACGAACTGACCCCCGAAGACCAGCGCATCATCGACTCTAAAAAAAAGGTGACGGAATTCCTTAAAAAGTTCGATGAAGAGCAAAAGCTGGAGCAACAGCTCAAGGACCTAGAAGAAGCGGAAGCCAATAAACTGAAGCAAGAACTGGAGCTAGAGGCTAAATATGCGCAGTTGATTGCCAATGCGGAAGGTGAAAAGGAACTGATTGCCCAATTAAAGGAAGCACAGCGCATAGAGCTGGCAAAAATAGACGAGGAGTATAACGAGTCCGAAGCGGAAAAGAACAAAGCGCTCCAGGATCAGTTATTGAAACAGGAACAGGAAGCCAACGCCAAGCGTATTGCGGAGCGTAAAAGGCTGGGGCAGGATATTATTAATAATGCCATTAGCTTGGCAGGGCAAGAAACAAGGCTTGGTCAGGCGTTATTGGCTGCCAAAGGTTTAATGGCCGCCCGTGAAATGCTAATCGAATTGGGAGTTCTTAAAGGCAAGGCTGCCGTTGCAGTGGCAGAAGGTACATTGGCAACATCCGTAGGTGCCGCCAATACCGCCAAGGTAGGTTTTCCACAGAACGTTCCTTTATTATTGGCGTTTGCCGCACAGGCAGTGGGCATTATTTCCGCTATAAAGGGAGCTACCAAATCCGCCGACACCGCCACCAGTGAAATACCTTCTTTTGAAAAAGGGGGCGAAACTTTCAGCGGTTCGTACACGGGCGGTGTAGACGGTCGTGGCGGGCAATACTCCATTTTACACCCGGATGAATACGTAGTGCCAAAATACCTGCGTTCAGACCCAATTGTGCAAGACCTTACCGCATACACAGAGGCAAAAAGAACAGGTAAGACAATAGGTGTTTCCGAAGGAAATACCACGAACAACCAACAACCAACAACCAACAACCAATTCCTAGAACTATTGGCTCAAAAATTCATGGATAAATTGGACGAACCTTTAAAAGTGTTGTTCACGCTAAATGATGTGGTCAGCTTGCACGAGCTTGAGGAAAAATTAGAGAATACCGTTAACGAATCTAAAGGAAACTAACATGGCTTTTAATCCGGAATCCCCGTTGAATATTACATACAAGCAATATTCTGGCGACAATGCCAAGACCAGTGTTACGGCAGACATACAGGCATACACCATTAGGGTATATGCTACGGGTGCATCATCATGGTTAAATCTTATCAATGTAGGTTTTAGGGGCACAACCGCCAATATTTCCTTGGCGGTACGGGAATCCAACGCCAACGCTTTGGCAGCGGGTACGTATACCAGCACCATAACGGTAAGGGCGGAACTTCAGGAACCGGACATGTTGCAGCCCAGCACCTATACGGTGGGTACGTACCAAGTGCGCTTAACGGTGGTCAATACCGTGGTTCTTGATGTTTCTCCTACAACGCTTAATTTTCAATATGACCCATCTCTTGCCGCCCCGGTAGAAAAATTGGTGCGTATTACCAGTGAGAACAATTGGGATATTGTAAAATCGGATTCATGGATCACTACCACCGTGAACAGTGGCAGTAACTCCGCCTCTATTTATGTGGGTGTAGATGCCGCTGCATTGGCAACGGGTATCTATCAGGGTACTATAAGCGTTAATGATGGCACAGCGACCAAAACGGTAGCGGTCAACCTTACCGTGCAAGCACCGGCTACGTCTACGGATTACTTGTACGTGAACCCGCAGAACCTTGAATTTTTATCGGAGACCAATACCGTGAACAACACGGTAAAGTCTTTGGATATTGACAGCTCCGCATCCTTTGCCGTTACATCTTCACAAAGTTGGCTGCAAGTAGATGCTAATAGCGGTGTTGCGGGACTCACAAGTATTGGTGTTTCCGTAGATAGTGCGGCATTGTCCGCAGGTTCGTATTTTGGCGAGTTGGTGTTTACGGCGGCAGGTATCGTAACATCGGTATATGTTTCCTTACGTGTGGTGGCTTTTGATGTTGCCGGTATTGTGAACAATGCCTTGTATTTTGCTGAGGACAGGAACCAGCTTAATGTGGGCAGTGTTACGGACAATAGTTTTCTGGTCTTGGATGTGTTGTTGTCCAGCGTAGCCGAAACCAAGGTCATCAATAAGACCCAGCCTTATTACAGGGGTATTGCTACGGCTATTATAGGTGTGGAAACACCCCGTTTTTTAAAGCAGTTTACACCGAGCAATAATCTGAATTCCCGTATTACCAATCATCTGCAACCTTTGAATATTGGTATTAACGCCTATGAAAAGAATTTTTTTACGGGCGTGTCCGCAGCGGTTGCCAATTATGAAAATTTATATTTCCTAAAGGGCAGAACGCCCACGGTAACGGATAGGGCTTGCTATATTCCGCAGAATATCACCTGTACCGCCCAGGCATTGATCGCTATATCCGTCATTAGTGAAGACGCCCCGCAACAGGCGTTCATTTCCGGTGATATTTCAGCCACTATACAAGGGGGAGAGCAAGACGGCAAATATCTATATACGGCATGGTTCAATTTGGCGGAGTATGTATTGGCGGACAAGGCGGAAATTGTACTCAACTACAACGGTAAGACCGTGAACGTTCAAATAGACAATAATTATATTGAACGTAATACCCTTGCTTTTGAGAACGAGTGGGGCGAGTTCGAGTTTTTTGAGACCAAAGGTTTCTTTACCCGTACCGCCGATGTGGATAGAACGGAAACGGAAAGAACCGTGGGCGGACTCACAAAGACCATTGTCCTTGAGGCGGATGAGGACGAGTCGTTCACCTTGAATACGGGGTACATTAACACCAATGCGGAAGTAAAATGGCTCAGTAAGATACTATATGCCAAACAGGTATTTTTATGGTTGGATGATGATTGGCTACCGGTGACCATGACCACCGCAAGTTTGCAAGTGTACCAGACCCGTAATTATATCAATTCATACAACCTTCAATTTAAAAAAGCCGTTAAATGATAGCCTTTCAAGAAAAGAACGATGGTTGGCAGATAGATTTGACCGCCTATGGTATGACCTTTAATGAGTTTTCCGACTACTTCACCAAGCTGTCGCAGAAGAATTACAGCTTTCCCATTAGTTTGGAGTTGGATGATGACCTTTCCGAGAAATTGGGACTGGTGGATATTGAGAACGTTACGGATTACAAGATACGCATAGAGGGGTATTTGATCGTTGATAATACCTTTTACGAAACCTATATGCTGATCAATGAAGAGGAAGGTGGCAAGGTGGAGCTTTCTTTTTTTTATGGCGATGAAATATTATCGGTCTTTAACAAATACCTGCACCAATTGCCTTTTCCTATTATAGATGCTTCTGATATAGGTCTTAATGCCTTCAGTCAGTTACAATTGTCAAGGGAGTGGCCGCAGGCAACGCACAACTTTCCAAAAGTGTACCGCCCACAGTTAAAGGAGTCCGAAAATTATAATGATTTCTTGGGATGGGTGAACAACCGTGCGGGCAATGCTTTTAAAAGTAACAGTTTGGACAATACGGCGGACGGATTTGTTGCACGTAACTATAACGTAGTGTGTCCAATGCCATATCTGCTGGAAATATTGCGTGTAGGTTTTGCCACAGAAGGCAAACAATTGAGAGGGGAATTTGTAGAAGATGCCGCTATACGGAAAACCGTAATCATACCTCAAAAATTTTTTGAATACTACAGCGACCCTAACCAAAGATATTATTGGCAGTTTTCAAAAACATCGCTTGAGCATTTTATTGACGGGGAAATCCGCAGAATCCATGAGTTGACCAGATATCCCACAAAAAACGGCACCTATACTTTAGAAATAAAGCTGAACATTCCCAAGAACGTGTTCACCTATTTTAATATGACGGTAACGCACGGAACTGAAACCGTTCTTGATATTATCGTAAAGAATGATGCTGTTATTCTGGACAGGACGTTGGAGTTCAATGTGGTCAATGATGATTTTTCAGCCATTACCGTAGGGCTGCAAACATCGGACACACAACGGAGTATTGAAGATTACAACAGTTTTAAGTTCGATTATACTGAAGGTAAACTGAACGAGTTCCCGGAAGTCTACAGTTTGGCGGATATCATGCCAGATATGTTGTTCCGTACCTTTTACAATGCCGTGAAGGAATTCTATAATCTGGACGCCACCTTTGTGCAAAATGCCGTATACCTGAATTACTTGGATAACTCCATGCAAAAATTGGTATATGATGACCATACGGAGTATCAGATAAAAAAACCGACCAGGAAATTGGGCGTAAACAATCTGTTCAAACTCACCTACCCGGATGAATCCCAAATACTGATTAATAAAAACGGAGTAACCTATAATGAGGACGAGTATAGCGACTCTGAAACCACCGTTATAGATTTCTCCATATTGCCTGTAAATGTGGTGCAGAATGAAGATGTATTAACGGGTGTACATCCTGAAAACGAAAATGAACTGTTGATCGGTATTTATGACGGACTTCAGAACAGCGAGGCTTTGTTGTTAAAATCCTATGCCGGTAGGGACCACTCCATTGAATCTATATATGAGAATCATCACAAGCACTTTATACGCTACCGCGCCAATGCGGAAGTGGTGAAGGAAAAGTTTACCATGTCCGTACATGAGCCGTTCAATTTGAAAAAAGGGAGTTTCAAGTACAATAAAAAGCACCTGATCAAAACCTTGGTCAAAAGACGTATAGGTAAAAACCTTTGGCAAGTAGAGGCGGAAATGGAAAGTTTCTAAATATCCGCCGTTCTAATGTTCTGGTTGGCTTTTAAAATTTTACGTGGTGTATAGGCATCGGTCTGTGCACTGCTATGGTGCCTTGCTTGGTCCCGCACGGAAATCAAGGGTACACCTGCCGCCAATAGATCCGTAATACCGCTATCCTTTAAAGAATACCAATGGATTTCGTTGCCCAACTGCAGGTCTTTGCGCATATATTCCCAGTTTCTGGTAATTCTGTCCGGTCGTAACCGTCGCTGTCCTGGTTGAAATTCGTTGGCGGAAAATAGAAAGTCGGCATTTTTGGCGGATTTAATATGATTTGCTAAAAATGGCATTAGCTTATCCGGTATGGTCACATGCTTACTTTTGCGGTTCTTGGAGTCGCTCCCATCTATCCATAAAGTGGAATTGGAAAGGGAAATATCGCTCACCGTAATTTTGGTGAGTTCCGTACGGCGTATCAAGCAATAGTAGCACACCATGCATAGTACAAGGTAAGCCTCGCTCCTATTTTGCCAATAGTCAAAAATCATACTGCGCATAGGTTTGTCTATCAACGTGCGCCGTTTCTCTTTTCGGTTGATTTTATGGAAGTTTTGTGTGGGGTTGGTCACCATATATTTTTTACTGATCAAAAAAGCGCAGAGCGTTCCCAGAAAACCAAGGTAATTATCTCTGGTGCGTGCGCTAAGCCCTTTATCGTAGCGCACATGGTCCAAGTAGTTGCCCACAAAATCCTCATCCAATTGATAGCATAGCAAATCGGGTTTTTCAATAACCTCTAAAAGGTAGGACTCCAGCACCGCACATTGAGACCGGTATGTTTTATAGGTATCGTAACGCACATTGGCATCATCATATTCTCGCTTGGTGCGTCTCATAAAAAGGGAGAGCGCATCCACCACTTTGGTCAGTTCCTTGGTGCCCTTGTTTTGGTAGAACGGGTTCCAGCCGCTTTCCAATCTTTTATTGACTTCGGCAACCATGCGCTTTCCCAGTTTTCTGCGCTCCGTAATGTTTTTAAGTGGCTTTACCCTGAACCGTTTACGTTGCAGTTCTTCCGTGAACGGATTTTTAACGTAATACTCAATGATCCACACTTTGTTCTCTTTGAGTTCAGCGGGAATATAGTCTACAAATAAGGCTTTAGAGGAATTCTGAGGTTTTGACATTTTTTTTTTACATCTGAAGTATTTCAGGCGTAAAACATCAATAATCAAATGGCACGTGTTTGGCACGCTTTTCAGTGGATTTTCCCGCAAACCCTATGTTTACGGGAATCTCACTTAGTACAGGCGGAGAGACTCGAACTCTCACACCTCGCGGCACTAGATCCTAAGTCTAGCGTGTCTACCAATTCCACCACGCCTGCATACTTTCCAAAATCACGATATGTGATTATCGGGGTGCAAATATAA